GCAAGTGGATCATGTGCAGAATGTGGTCACTCTCAAAAAGATCATGAGGGTAATACAATCTGTGATGCAGAAGGTTGCGATTGCACAAACATTGGAAGTTATTAGATAGGGTTATATAACACACTCACTAATACAAAGTATGTTAAAATTAGAGGACATAGCTAACTCTGTATATTTTGAATTTAGAAGAGCCCAATTAGATGCATTGAAAACAGAAAGATTGGGAAGTATTCACGTATCAGATCTAATTAAACCTTGTATGCGTAACGTTATTTATAGTAAGGTTGAACCAAAATCTGGTTCTACAACAGAAGATGTAAAATCATTATATTTTGGTCAATGTGTCCATTCAAATTCACAATTAGCAACTGAGGAAAATCATGAAAAATTCTTAGCATATGATTATGTACGAGATGAACCACTAACACGAGAAGAAGCTTTGAAAATACCTGATGAAGATCCTAGACAATTAGACATAATATACGGAAGTATTGATGATTTATTGAAAATAGGAGGAAAGTGGGTTATCACAGATAAAAAAACCACTGGCTCCATAGATTACTTTAGTAGAGCCACTTCAAAAGCAAGTGATTCTCATAGAGATCAAATAAATAGATATAGAGTTCTACTTAAGAAATGTTATGATATTGACGCAGAGTTTGGTGCTGTTATTTACATTTCAAATACAATTGATAAAGAGAAAAGAGACAAACCAGCAATAATACCATTCAAATTAAGACCTATTGAGGAGACATTGAAGGATATGATAGAAAAATCAGATGTGATTAAAAAATCACTGACCGAAGAATATCTACCAGAAAGAACCAAAAATTATCTATGTGATGGTTTCTGTCCTTATGCAACAAAATGCTTTGAAGATAATAGGGAAAAATGGACAGAGTGAAAATTAAACACATATCACCAGAATGTAGAACACATGACCATGTAGAATGCCCAAAAGTTAGATTAAGTCTAAAATGTGAGTGTTTATGTCACAAAATTGTCGGTGAATGAAAAACTTTAATAGTGAAGAATATAACTGTTATATAATGGATAAGAAGGACGATATTTTCAAAATTAAACCATTAGCTGGAAAGAATATAGTTGTAGAAGATAAAAGGAAAACTGTATCACCTTTCAACTCTGCAAAACATTTCAAAGAAGCAAATATACCTGCTTTATGTAATCAATGTATTTACAGATCTGTTGAAGATGGTGGAAATGGAAAATGCCCAAAATATGAAGCAGATGCAGTTTGTGCGATAAGGGAAGATTTCTTAAAATTCATAAATGAGCTAGATACAAGGAACCCAGAAGATTTAAAGGCTATGATAGATATGATAGCAAAAATATCATTCGAGAATGTATTAATGGCTCTCACACAAGCCAAAATGGATGGAAATATACCAGATAGAAATACAAAATCTGAAATAAAAACATTATTAGATATAGTGAAATCAATCAACGATCTTAACAGTAAAATAGTAGTTACTGAAAAACAAGAATATACGAAAGAGGGAGATATTGCTAACATTTTCAGGCAAATAAAAGCCCAAAAAAGCGGTGGTGGTTAAATGTTTCCAGCAATAGCTGACTTGAATGTATTCTGGTCTATAATATCAATGTGTTTCTTCATAGGTGGATTAACAATTGGTTGGGTTTCAAAAGATTGGAAGAAATCAATGAAAAGAAGAGGTGACGGAAGATGGGATTAGGAGACGTTATTAAAGGTATTTGGAGTGACCCAGATTGGGAATTACCTGACGAAAATACATTAACCAAAGAAATAGAAGAATTAGATAAGAAAATAAAAACAATGCCTAAAAAATCTAATGAAAAGACAAGATTAGTGTACACAATGGCTAACAAAATGCAAATTTTACGTCTAGTTCTCCATAAGAAAAAACTACAAAAATATAGACCTGACGCTCAAGGGAAATGGGTTTGGGTACCAGAAGAAGAATATGAAGGTAGGAAGTACAAGTAATGCCAAGACCTACAAAGGAACAGATGGCGGAGAGACAACAATTCATACAAGTTGTTGCAGATTGTGCAGATAATCCAAGTAAATTTAGTGAGGTTTTCTTAGATCATAAACTTTTTGATTATAATAAAAAATATGTGGATTGTCAAGATAGATTCATAGTGTATCGTAGTGGAAGACAGGTTGGTAAAACTATGTCAACAGCTGTAAAATGCATACATTTTGCGTTTTTTGCACCACTAATGTTAGATACTGTGAAAGATGAGTGTACAATTGTAATAGCAGCACCAACACAAAATCAGGCAACAATTATGTTTGATAGAATTAGAAGTTTAATCATAAACAATGAATTACTTAAAGGAATGATTGTACGTAACACCCAATCAGAGATGTGGGTTAATTTCCTAGATGGTAGAGGCGTGTCAAAAATAATTACAAGAGCAACAGGTGAGACAGGTGTGTCATTGAGAGGTTATTCGCCACATTGTATTATTGCTGACGAATGTTCTTTCATTAAATCAAGTATTCTAAAAGCATTCTTACCTTCTGGTATGGCAACTCATGCTAGAGTGTGGTTAACATCAACACCATTCAGTAAATCTGGTTATTTCTTTGAAGCTTGTATGAACTCTAAACCAAAAAACCCTGATGGTATGTGGAGAGAGTTTCACGTAAAATCCACAGATTCACCATTAATCCAACAAGATCCTACATTCATCGAAGAAATTAAAAAATTAACTAGAGATGAGTATGTTCAAGAAGTTGAAGGTGAGTTCCTAGATATAGGTAACGCATTGATACCAAATTCATTAATTCAAGAGGCTATAACTGACTTTAAACCAAAAGGTCAAGTGAGATATTATATGGGTGTTGATATCGCAAGAACAGGTAGAGATGAGACAGTATTCACTGTTATAGGTGTGGATGAAAATGATACAGTTTTCGTTGAAGATGTTGAAGCCGAAGCCCAATCAAATGTTGTAGATGTTTGTGGTAGGGTGGGTGAATTTGTAAGAAATTATAGGTTAGAGAGAGTTTTTGTGGATGAAACAGGTCTTGGTGGTGGTTTAATAGATTTGGCTAGAGAACAAGATTTACCATGTCAGGGTGTAATTTTTTCACTACAACAGAAAGCAGAGATGTATAAAAATCTCAGATTATTATTTGAAAACCACAATATAAAACTAAAGGATATAAATAAACTAGTTTATCAACTATCGTATTTGAGAAGAGAGTACACGGAGACTGGAATAATGAAAATTCGTTCTGATGAACATGATGATTACCCAGATAGCCTTGTTTTAGCCTGTAAAGCCGTAAATGCTGGTGGTGGTTGGCACGTTATGGATATGACAGATGGTCTCAAAAAGGCATTATTCGGTTAACTTTATATATTAAATATAGGAATAATAGTCATGGGTAAAAAACTCGATGAAGAGATTCAACATTTAAAAGAAACTACTACTCCTATACAGACTCCTAGATTACGAGGTATAAAATATAGTGATGAAAATAGCGTTGAAAACTCAAAATTGAGAAGAGGCGCAACTTTTAAAAAAGAACAAGACAAATTAGAGAGAATTAGAATGAGAAATGCCGATTTATTTGATGATCCAAAGTCAGAAAGTGAGGAAGAACCATTACATGAATTAACAGATGGAGAACTTAAAGAAGTAGAGAAATTAAAAGCGTGGGAAGTGTGGCTAGAGAAGGCAATGGGTAAAGACTCAGATCATATACGAGCCCCAATGTTTAGAGAAGAGGGAAAAGCCCCACATGAAATGTCAACAAAGCCTACTGGAACTACTGTTAGAGGTCGTTTTGGTAACAAACTTACAGAAACACCTAAAAAAGAATCAGTGAGAGGTGCAAAAACTACACAGACAGGTAGGAGTGTCAGTCAACATTTAAAGCCTGAATCAGTAAAACATCTACCAAAAGACATAGAATTACAATATTTAAAAGACCCTGAACATGAACATGAAGGTGCTGGAAGTACACGAAAAATACCTAAAACACAGAAAGAATTAGATGAGGACTTTTTCCAACAAGAAGCAGATGAATATAAAAAAGGTAGGAAGAAATCATGGGAATCATGGTTAGAAAAGGCTAAAGAGGTTAAATTAACAAAAGAAGGTAAAAAAATACTAGAAGAAGCCAAAAGATATGCTTCATTAAATATGTATAAATCTTGGTTAGAAAAAAGAAAAATACCTAAAAAAGATAGACCAGAATCACCAAATAAAGAAAATAATTACCAAACTCAGTTAGATAAACCTATACAATGGAGGGCTTTAAAGGAGAAATCATGGGAATCATGGTTAGAGAAAAGAGATAAACCTAAAATTAAACCTGCTAACTGGGAACCTAATAATGAAGATGAGAAACCTGAAAATTGGACACAAATGAAACCAGAAGATTTTTCAGATGTTGCAACTGCTGAGGCTGGTAATGATGCACATAAAATACCTAAAAGACCAGTACAATATACACCAGATGGAGGTAAAACAACAAAATACAGAACTAATAAACGTGGAACTGTTAATACAAAACAAGAAAAACAACCATATACTGCTGATGCTGTAAAACTTGGAAGAGAGAATGATATTAATTACAATCATAGAGGAGATGAATTAGGTCGAATAGAACATTATCAAAGAAAATTAAGACATGGAGAACCAATTAAAGCACCATCATTAGGTGTTAGAGGAGGAGGTAAAGGAAAAACAAGACAAGTGAAAGGACATGAAGGTAGGCATAGAGCTGAGGCTGCTGCGAGAGAAGGCTTAAAAACTATACCTGTGGGCATTGGAAGTAGTGCGTTACGAGCAGGAGGTGAAAAGAAATTAACACCAAGGCAAGTGAAAAATTTACGTGGAGAAAGATCAGCACTTGGAACATCTGAAAGGGCTATAAGAGAGAATGTAAAAGAGGGTATAGAAGCATTAAAATCATGGGAAATATGGCTTGAAAAGAAGAAGGATCAAGGACAAGGTGATGCTAGATATGGAAATCCACATGAAACAGGTATGGAAGACCCTAGAATACTACAAACATCAAGAGATGATTTTTCATTAGAAGATACTAAAGAAGAAGGCAATAAACCTTATATAGAAAGAAAACCTGAAAGTGATAAGGATGAACAATCTTAATAAGATAACACATACGAAAGTTGGAGACAACATTCATTATTATATAAACGGTGATGAGGGTCGTGGTATTGTTGTTAAGATGAATAACGCATATGTTTCAGTTTTGAAAGAAAGTGGTGGCATTGATGAAATCCATATAAATGACACATTCTTCGTAAAAGATATTGTAACCAATAAGACTTGGAATGATATGACTATGGAAGAAAAAACTATAGAATTAGAAAAAGCACATGCATTTAGTCCAAGATTCTTATCAAAGACTTGGGAAGAATTACCAAAGGAACTTAAAGATGTTCTACAAAAAACAAACATTGAGGATTCAACTCATGGTCAAATAGGTGGTAATAGAGCAGGCGTATCAACAGATACAGATGTAGAAACACCAGAAGACTATAAAGGTGAATCAACAGAAGATAAGAAAGAAGAGTTTAAACACGAAAAAGAAAAACCAACTGTAGATAAAAACAACGGAATGGAAGAATCACATAAAGAAGATGAGGATGGTATGCATGAAGATTGGAGAAAAACAGGTGGAAATGATGATAAACAAAAAAATTATATTAACAAAGATTATGTAGCACCAACAAATAGAAGAGTTTCAGCAAGAGCTAGCACAACTGGTTGGCAAAAAATGATTGATGCAAATGCACCAAAAAAGAAACAACCAAAAGCCGTTGCAGATGAAAATACAAAATACTTTGATGATAAAGGTAATCAAATTACAAGA